CAGAGTCTTTAATTAAACTATAATGCGATTCACAGTAATGAATACCAAAATAGTAAGTTATTGAAAGATTATGACAATCGTTTTCACTACATTTGTGCATAATTAACTCCTTTGTTAATGTTTGAAGATAGCATACAGAATTCTTCTGTATATTGTTTATAGGGGTTTTTTATCCCATCTATCTTCATAATAGTAGTAAGATAGTTTAATACTTGGCACAACCCTTGCTTTAACCTACATCATAAGATGCTTATAGCAGTATCATGTGATTTCATGTGTTGTCGTTTAATTACTATGCTGAGACCGGTGTACTCACCTGCAAGTAACCAAATACTATACTATCACATAAAGGAGTCTTAGTTTTTAACGTAGTTAAGAAGTAAGGCATAACACCGAAGTGTTACACCTTACATCAGTTATGAGTTGGGATTTACGATTTAACTTCATCCTTGACTGCTTGTACTACGCCCTTAGCAGAGCGTACAGTTACACGGCCTATAGCCTTAAGTAAGCCACCGGTCTTCTTAGCAACGTTAGATAGTTTAGAAGTATTAATGGTTATAGTCATAATTACATTTTCCTTTAGTTGGTTTAACTAGTATTACCATACAAAGGCGTGTTTGTATGTAGGTATAAAACAAAAGAAGATGTAGTGTTGGAACACTACACCTTCTTGCGTTAGTCTTTGTGGCTAGTTTTAAGTCAATCGAACACCACAAAGCATACAAAGGCGTAACTCAATCGAAAGTTTCAACGTAATAGATAACCCAACCCCCGATTTGCATCGGGGTAGGTAACGTAAACTTCTCCCACGCACATTGTAAATAATTTTTTGGAACTTTCATTGCTCTCAAGTAGTTAATATTTAGTACTTTACACGAATTAACTTAAAGTGTTACATTAATATATGCCAAAAAAAGTAGTCTACGAAGTTTTCAATCCTGATACCGGGGAGTTTGAAGACAAGTTAGCAGACGAGGAAGAGATAAAGATGGCCTTCGATACGTATTATAAAGATTATGAGATATATGAGGCAGAGCGCAAGATTGTAGATTCAATAATTCAAATGCACATAAACGGTAAAATACACCCTAAACTCAATATGATGGATTAATTCATGTATTTAAGTAATATATATATAAGTAATACATTACTAGGTAAGCTTCTTTATATAGACTTATGTACATACAATAGTAATATATATATAAGTAATACATTACTAAGTAAATACATATCCCCTGTTGAAAGTTCAAAAGTTCAAATATAGGGATTATGGATAGAATTAAACGTAAGATCGGTGGAGAAATGAAAGAATACGATGTATTCGATGGTAGAGAAGACCCGGTAGAACGTTTAAATCCAATTTATTGGCAAGAGGCAGCTAAAGGTAACTGGGCATATACTGATGATGGGTATGTAGCCCAGTGCCTTGAGCGTAAAACCTACACAGACGCCCATAAACGCACCAAGACGCTCGTAAAGCTTACATGTGGGATACAATGGGTGCAGACGAACTCAAAGCTCCTATATGAGCCAAATAAGGCCGCTGGCATATATTCTATGGTTAAGCCTAGGTCTTGGCAGGAAAGGGAAGCGAAAAGGCAGCGTACATCTAATGTGGTAACTGCATATGTGCAGCAATTGATGAATGGGCAGAAACCAGACTGGTCAATGCTGGGCAATATGTATAGACCAGACCAGAAAATACCGGAAGCAACTGTTAAAAGACTATTCAAACAAAAAGTGATAAAGAATATGGTAGAGGAAAAAATGAAAGAAGTCCTTGCATCCAGAGGGGTTAGCAAGGGATTCGTATTAGATACAATATTAAAAGCAATAGATATTGCTGAAAGTAAGCAGGATGTGTCCAATATGCTGCGTGCAGCAGAGAATTTTGTGGACATGCTGGAGATGAAGCCTTCAAGAAAGGTCACTACCGATACGTTACAGATCGATATGTCCAGTCAGATCATGGATAAGATTGAAACTGAGGAGAAGAAATTGATAGCATCTAGGAAAACAGAGGAGAAAACCAAAGATGAAAGTACCTTACCGTGAAGATGACCCTGTTAATCACCCTAAACACTATACTCAAGGCATTGAAGTCACAGACTTTATTGCATCATGGCAGATGGATTGGTTCAGGGGTAACATTATTAAGTACATCGTAAGGTGTCCATACAAGGGAAATACAGTGAATGACTTAAAAAAGGCTAGATGGTATATAGATGATCTAATAAATCGTCTAGAGAATGATGAAACTCCGCCCTCTGCCTGCTTCTAAAGATACAAAAGGATGGTATATAGATATCGCAAGGAAGAAATGTTGCAATTTTACCTCTGGAAAGTGCACCGGAGGGTTTTTTAAGGTGTTTGCATACGAAGTTGTTAATTGGGAAGACCCAGAATTTGCCAATAAGAACTGTGTTGCTCATAAGAAATGTAAATTTTTTGATAATTATGTTCTCCAAGTGCCCAAAGAAGGATAATAGAACCTGTGCGTTTGCAGGAAAGCAGGGAAGAAATCTACACTGTGGGTTTATTGCTGCTCCCTTTAGGGCTACTATGGTTGACAATCTACCTGATTGTCCGTTAGTAATGACGAAATATCAGATAGGTAAATATGTTAAAGGTAGAATTTGGAAAAATTAGACCAAATTAGAGAAAAACTTAAAGACGATATTATCCTTTTCGGTAAAATCTGCTTTCCAACGATGTTTTCAATTGACTCACCTCCTTTCCATCGTGAGATAGCAGATGTTCTTGCGAATAAAGATAATCGAAAGGTTAGTATCATTGCCCCACGTGGGCATGCCAAGTCTTCACTTGTAGCATGTGTCTTTCCACTATGGCATATATTCACTGATGTGGGGCAAAAATTTATCGTCCTCTCCTCAAAGACTGAAGGCCATGCTGTGCGTCTACTTCAGACGATCAAGAATGCTCTTGAATACAGCATGGAGCTTCGGTCTGTCTACGGATATTGGGGACAACACTCTGCAAGGCAGTGGACAAGGACTGAAATTGTATTAAAAGACGATACAATGATTATGTGTCGGGGTACAGGGCAGCAGGTAGTTGGATTAAAGCATGGAAATCAGCGTCCTACGCTGGTAGTGCTGGATGATCCTGAGGATATGAACAATACTAAGACCTCAGAAGCCATGGAATTTAATTTAAGATGGCTTTTACAGGCTTTGATACCGGGGCTCGATGCTAAAAAAGGAAGGATTGCGGTTATTGGAACTCCGCAGCACCAGCGCTGCATGGTAGAAATGCTTCAGCAGATGTATGATTGGAATGCGTTAAGGTATAAAGCTCTCCAAGATGACAATACTGCTCTCTGGCCTGAGATGTGGCCTGCAGATAAGCTGAAAGCAGAGAAAGAATCCCTAGATTCCATAGGAAGGGTGTCTTCTTTCTATCGTGAGTACCAATGTGAGATCATTGGGGATGAGGATCAGCTGTTTAAGGAGAAATACCTGCAATATTATGACGGAGACCTAAAATTTATAGATGGTGATGCTTATATGGAGCTAGGATCGGGAAGCTGGATACCGGTAAATGTATTTATGGGCGTTGATCCAGCATCGTCAGTAAGAAAACATGCCGACTACTCTACAATTGTAGCAGTGGCAGTTGATTCTAAGAACAATAAGTACATTCTTCCCTATTATCAGAACCGAGCTACCCCTATGAAACTGGCAGATGATATTATTTCTTACTTTAAAAAGTACAAACCGGTGAAAACTCGTATTGAATCTATAGGATATCAGGAAATGCTTAGAGATTACTTAAGAGTTAAGGCAGATGAAGAAGGATTATTCATTCCCGGTTTGGAAATAAAAGAAACTCCAAGGACTTCCAAGTCATCAAGGCTTGAGACTATGCAGCCTTGGTTTGCACAGAGCAAAATTTACTTAAAAAAAGATATGGACGCTTTAAAAGATGAGCTATTGATGTTTCCAAGAGGTAAGCATGATGACTTATTAGACGGTTTATACTATGCTACCAAAGGTAATTATATACCAAATCATGGCGTTGAACAAGAAAAACCACGTCACTCTCAAAAATCTTATAGAAAAAAAGCACATGATTGGCTAACATCATGAAACTTTTCTTTAACTGAAGCGTCTAATATGCAGTTATTGTTAACTTTAACTTCAAGGGAAAATGGCTGAGAAAAACCCAGAAGTTCAGATTTCTGAAGAACTTCTAAGAGATTATGCTTCTGTTCGCTCTAAATGGGCGAGACAAGCAATAGAAGACAACGAATTCCGTAATGGAATGCAATGGACAAAAGATCAGGTCGACACGCTTACACGCAGAGCACAGGAGCCTTTAGTAGTAAATGTCATATATCCTGCCGTTGAACAGGCAAAGGCTCTCCTTACGGCAAATGCTCCTCGTTTCCAGTCTACTGGACGTGAGAATAGCGATGTTCGTACCGGTACTATCTTTTCTGATCTAATGTCATGGGTATGGGACAATTCCGCAGGTAATACTGAATTGAAGGAAGCAATTGATGATTATTATGTTAAGGGTATCGGATGCATGATGGTTTATCATGATCCGAATGCAGATTATGGTAAAGGGGAGCTTTTCATCAAGGCCATTGATCCCTTGAATGTATATATAGACCCCTCCAGTACAGATGCATATATGAAAGACGCATCTAATATTATTATTTCTAAACTCCATTCAGAATCACAGCTTATTGCTATGTATCCAGAATTGGAAGAAGTTATTAAGGAAGCAAACGAATCTAAAGTTGCCCCTTCTGATGATAGTGTAAGATATGGCCTTGAAGATCAAATGGTATCTAAAAGCGATATTGAATCTTCTCGGATGGGTACTAGGCACGACAGGCAGCTTGAAGTTATTGAAAGGCTTACAAAAATAAGGGTTCCCCATTATCGTGCCTATGATCCGAATACGGATAATGAAAAAATCATGACAGAAGTAGAATTTCAGGAATATTCGGAAAAACCAGCCTTTATTGTTTCAAATAAGAATACAGATAGAATTATTACTGACGATCTTGAAGTGCAGCAGTATCAAGAGATTCAAGAAGAATTTGGAAATGTATTCCATTTAATGATGAATCCTGTTACCGGTGAACAGATGATGATGCAAGGAGAGGAAACCGCTGCCGCTTTACCTGATACGACTACAATGCTGCAACCTCTTACCTATGCTCAATTGATTGAGAGAGGAGATATTATATCTAATCAGATAGATATTACCCGTATTTACCAGATTGTATCTATAGGTGGAACATTATTATTTGAAAATATGCTGCCATTGGAAGATTATCCAATAGTTTCATTTATGAATAATCATAATCGTAATCCATATCCCCTATCGGATGTAAGAATGGTTAAAGGGCTGCAAGAGTATATTAATAAGATCAGGTCTTTAATAGTAGCGCATGCTTCTTCGTCTACCAACGTGAAGCTATTAATACCACGTGGGTCTATGAATAGAAAGAACTTAGAAGAGGAATGGGGACGGGCAGGTACAGCAGTTATCGAATACGATCCAGAGCTTGGACAGCCTATCGTGGCAGGGCCGGTACCGTTGCCGAATGAATTATATAAGAATGAAGCTGATGCTAAGGCTGATATAGAAAGAATTTTAGGTATTTATTCGCTTATGCAGGGCGATCCTTCAAATATGCCGCAGACATTTAAAGGTACTATTGCTCTTGATGAATACGGACAGAGAAGAATTAAGAGTAAAAGAGATGATATTGAAGAAGGATTAAATCAATTGGCAAAAGTAGTAATAGCCTTTATTCAGGCTACTTACAATACCCAAAAGGTTATTCGCCTTATTCAGCCTAATAATAAACCTAAACAATTAACAATCAATGAGCCTATGTATGATAATATCTCAGGAGAGTTCTTAGGAAGGCTTAATGATGTAACGGTTGGCAAATACGATATTGTGGTAGTATCTGGTTCCACATTACCGTCTAACCGGTTTGCTCGCTTTGAATACTACATGGAATTGTATAAATCTGGACTTATTGACCAGATTGAAGTATTAAAGCAGACAGAAGTTGCAGATATGGAAGGTGTAATAAATCGTTCCAGTAAAATGAAACAACTTATGTCGCAGGTTAGCAGCCAAGAAAAACAGATAAAAGATTTGTCTGGCGACTTGCAGACAGCCCAGCGTGAGCTGGTACATGCTAGACAGCGTGTAGAAGTAGAAAAATTCAAGTCAGACCTGAAAGAGTCTTCTAATCGTGCTGATATGGCTACTCAGCTTTATAAGTCACGAACTGAAGATGAATTAAAGAAGGTCAAAGGCGTTGTTGCTGAGCAAGAAGCTACAAACAACGAAATAATCCCATTGGAGGAATAATGGAAAACCAAACCGCAAGTAATGCTGAGACTCAAAGCCCAGAGGTAGAACAACAGAATACTCTGTTTACTGCCGATCAACCCGATGCACGGCCTGAGCCTTCAATTACCCAAGCCCCACTAACCGTGGAACAACCAGAGGTTCAAACTGCACAGGGCAGTGAAGTTGCTGAAGCTCAAACAGAAGAAGAAGCATTGGGAAAAGACGACCCTCAAAGAATGGCTTATTGGCAATCACAGGCAGATAGAGCCAAGAACGATAATGCTCGGATGGCGCAAGAACTGGATATGTATAAAACAGCTCTAGCCCAACAACCGCAGCAGCAATCGTTGTCCAATGAAATCCCTCAACAGCCACAAGATGATTCATTGAAGGAGCCTACGCCTCCCGAAAAGCCGCTTAATTACAACGAGGTCGACGCATATAACGATCCTGAGAGTGATTCGTTTAAATTTAGACTTCAAAAAGAGAAGTACGTGGATGAACGATATGATTACCTAAAGAATCTTGAATATTCAAGACTGCAGGAAACCGAATCGATGATGGCACGTCAACAGGAACAGCAAATGGTATCACAAGCTTACAATCATGTAAGGAGTGCTTATAATTGGTCTGACCAAAAAGCTAGTGGATTTATTAACTGGGCTTCTGACCCCAGAAATGTTTCTCTAGATGTTCTTGCGAAGCTATTTGATCTAACGAATGCTCCCTCACCCAAGCAAGTACAAGTAAATCAGAAAATGGCAGAATATAACCAACAGGCCGAGGCATTAAAGGTGCCTACTACGACTGCAGTGCAGACCGGTATGGCTAACCCCGAACCCAATGACGCCGATATGTTCAATGCTGCTTTACTTGCTCATAGTAAAGTTAGGAGATAGTTAATTATGGCTATTGCAACTCTTACTGGGTCTGGAGTACTATATACTGATCGGCGAGATTTCTACATTAGCCCTCAAGTTGTAAAAGAACTATGGACTGATGTGGCACCGTTTACTACGGTAGTCGCTAGTCGAGAAACTCGTACTCCCACTGACCCCTTGTTCAAAATGTTTGAACATAGAAACCCATGGGAAAACCAACGATTTGTAGCAAATGAAAATCTTGCTGAGCAAGCCGCTGATGATACTGAATCAGACGACATGGATATCGATGGAATTGTTGGTTTACCCTCTACAGCAGACAGTAGCTATCTTGGACTCGAATGCGAAGTCTGGGATACTACCGAAGCCACACTACGTGGACATGTAGTAATCACAACTGTAACAGATGGTGACACGATTAAATTCAAAAATCTTGGAACCGCAGCTATTGACGTTGCAGATAACGATGTTTTTATCGTTGTCGGTAATGCACATGGTGAAGGTACAGTTGCTGCTAATGCATGGGCTGACGAACTGAAAGTCGTGTGGAATAGCACACAGATTTTCAAAACACCTCTGGAAATCACCGGGACATTAGAAGCCGCCGCACTTCGTGGCGAATCTTCTGAGCTTGCTCGTTTGAGATTACAGAAATCACAAGAACACAAGATGCAGAAGGAAAAAGCATTCTTGTTTGGTGGTTCCCCAATTGGAACTGGACTAGCTGACTCTCGTGACGGAACTACCGCTGAATCTTTTACAGATGGCGGAAGAACTGACGCAAATAGCAACAGAGTTCGTACTACAATGGGACTTGTAACCGCAGTTATCAAATATGGTGATACATCTGGCGATGATCAAAGTGTATTCACTGTATCTGAAGCTACTTATGGCTACGGCAATTTCGTGGATGATATGGAAAAAGTTTTCCAATACGTTCCTGAAAGCGGAGCTAAAATAGCATTTTGCGGTTCTGGTGCCATGAGTTATTGGTCTAAAATGGACGGTGCTTCTGGTCTTGCAGGTAATTCTGCATGGAATATCGATATAGGCCCATCTGAAAGAAATTCTTTGGGCTTCAATTATCGTCAACTGGAAACTCCTCATGGAGTTATTCATATGGTACCGACACCCGCACTTCGTGGCCCATATAATAAATATATGGTAGTCGTATCAGATGAAAATCTGTTCCATTCTGTTTATCGTCCACCTGTTTATCAGGCTAACGTTAAAACAGATGACGCCTACGATGGCGTAAAAGATCAGTACATGTCCGATGAAGGACTTGGATTAACCCTGATTGAATCTCATAAGATATTCAAGATAACTGATTAAGGGGGCTAATAATGGCAAGACCTTATATTAAGGGCTCAAGCGCTGCTGTTCCGAGTAAAACTGCAAGTTTTACAATTGGAAAAGCTGACCATGGAAAGTCATTTATCCTATCTGGCGGAGCAGTTACTGTTACGCTGCCTACTATTTCAAGTTCTTTTAAAGGATTTGGTTGCCAAGTTATATCTGGCGATGATAGTGAGCATGTGATAAGTGGTGGTGCAAGTAAAATATACTACCATGGTAGTTATGGTACTGACCACGCAACACAAACCGGTAGAGACATACATGAAACAGTATCATCTCTTACATTAAATGCAGGTGCAATTAATGATACGATTGATATTCTTTGTGATGGTACAAACTGGTACTGTAGTGGTTCAACAAAAGCAACGGTAGACGCAAGTTAACAACAATTAGGGTGGGGGAGCAATCTCCCACCCATTGTTAAAGGAAAATAAATGGCTTTCATAGACCAAGTACAGGATTTAGTAGGGCAGACAGTATCAGATACTGGTGCCGTAACTAATTTTCTTACATCGACAGCTAGGGAGATTACTGATATTCTTCCAGATGACATTCTTATTAAGAACGCTACACTGGATACTTCGGATACTTCTAATCCATATGATGTATCGAATGCACGCATTCTATCTGTTGCAAGAGATGGAAGATATGCGACAGAAGTTCCCTATGGTATGAGTACATATGTTGCAGATAGCGGAAGTATATATGCTTCTAGTGTAAGAGACCCGGTATATTATTATCAAGGAAGTAGCATGTATGTTATACCTGCGCCAAGTGGTAGTAAGCCATTTCAAGTAATGAAAATTGCTTATCCCTCACCATCATATAATAGTACTGATATAGCTAATTTCCCAGATAGTGCTGAGTATGCTGTTATCTTAGGAGCAGCCTCAAGAACATTAATGCATTTAATGGCAGAAGGATATTTTACTACTACTACTGCTATTACAACTGCGCTTACTTATTTGAAAGCTGCATTAGATCAGGCAGAAACAGCAGGTGATAAATTCGAACAAGCTGATACTGAATCTATTTTTGGTGACGAAGAGACGTTTTTGACAGCAAACTCTACTTTAACAAAAGTGAAAGCCGCCCTTGATAGAGCTAAAGCTTATGTTGACGGTGATGAACCTTCTGCTACTACAGATGCTTATGGAGCATTGGCAAATGAAGATGTAGAAATAGTTCAAGCTGCGCTAGGTGTTGCGTCAACTGAAATGCAAAGAGCACAGGCTCACCTTCAGGAATGGACATCAATTGGTGATATGAGAGTTAAAGAAATCAACTCTGCTCTATCTGAAGCACAAGGATATGCTCAAGAAGCTCAAGTTAGAATGACAGAAGAGCAATCTAGATATAGTTGGATGGGAGAACAATACCAAAGATTGCAAGCTGAATATCAAAGAGAGCTTCAAAGATTAAGAGGACAGAAATGACCCAATTACAAATGGTAGAAATGGTTAGGCAGCATCACCCTAAGATATCTGAAACACAGATCAGGCTTTGGCTGAATCATGCCTTAGATGAATTTGCGAGGAGAACAAGAATTAAGAACGGTGCATTTACATTTAGTACTGCAGCCGATCAAAGATATTATGGTCTTTCAGACGATATTCTGGAAATAACATCCGTTGATTATGACGGATATGATATTCCAAGATTAGGATCAAGACCAGAACAAAGAGATATAACTTAATGGCAGAACAAAGAAAATTCGCATGGTGGGCAGAGCGTGACGCAATTGCTATTGTTAAAAGAACAGTTGATAGCGGCTCTAAAGTATATAATAGTCCATCTGAAGTAAAGACAGTTACTGTATTTGGAGTAAAACGCCCCAATTTATTTGTAGCCGCAGATAGTGGTACTGCAAATACAACTACCGGGATGACTGAAGAACCAGATATACCTGCTGAATTTCATCATACTATAGTTGCCAAAGCTATACAAAGAGGATACGAATTAGATGCTCAAACTTTAAATGCTGCTACATATTGGGAAAGGCAGTTTGACAAAGGAGTTCTAGAGGGCAAGAGACATGCAAATACAGGAAGAGTTCAAAAACCAATAGTTAAACTTCATGGATTTGAACCTACATCATACCCAAGTAAAGATAAAGATGAGTCATGACTGAATTAACAGTAACGACTCCTACTTGGACTGAAACATCTATATCAGTAGCGTCTATTACAGAAAAATATGAATATCCAGAAGGAAAAAGTACTTACTGGGAATCAACAACAACAACATGGGGAAGCGGAGATACGCCGGTAATTTGGATTGGTATGTCTGAAGTCGTCCCATATTCGGAGGCAGACTAATGGCAGTTGCAAAAGAGTTACATAAATATAACGCCAGTGAAGCTTTAAGTTCTGAATATGCATCTGCATGGACAGAAAGCTCAAGGGGACAAACATGTTCAAGCGGCACTAACGATGAGATAAACCTTGCAGTAACAACGGGGCATACAGTTTTGTATGTCTATTGTGATGAGCTTTGCTCAATAGGTTTCGACAATACAAGTGGTGACGCTAATGGGAACGATTCACTTAGAATTGAAGCTGGTAAAACACACAAATTTTATATTCCTAATGGTGCTACATATGTTCATGTAGAGGGGCAGGGCGCTTCGGGTAATAAATATTGCTACGTAGTAACAGGATAATATTATGGCAGACAAACTTAAATACTTAGAACGAGAAATTTTAAACAAGGTATTGAATACCGGCGAGGATGCGCTTAAGGTTGACATTGATAATGTGACCCTTAAAACAGAGGGCTCTGATGTAAACATTGAAGTTCATTCCGATAAGGCTGAAGATTCAATGATGATGTGGACACATACCGTAAAAACAGGTACTGGTGGAACAAGTTATGTGCCTCTCGTAGACGCTGATGGGCATCTACAAGTTGATACTTTATCAAGTGGATTGCCATCAGGAGCTGCTACCGCTGCTAATCAATCAACAATTATAGGTCATGTAGATGGAATTGAAACTCTAATAACATCTACTAATTCAAAAATAGATACTGCTGATGCAGTATTGGATACCATGGCGACTTCCTTAGGTAACCTTGACAATTCTGTAGATGGGAACTATTTAAACGTTAATGCTAATATAGCAGGAACAGATTTTGTTGGAGGCGCTGGCGCTGTAGCATCAGGTGTGCAAAGGGTTACTTTAGCATCAGATGATCCTGCCGTTGCATCTTTAGGTAGTCTCGATAATGCAGTTGATGGAAATTATTTAAATGTAAACGCTAATATCGCTGGAACGGATATGATTGGTGGTGCCGGTGCTGTCGCAAGTGGAGTTCAAAGGGTAACATTAGCTTCTGACGATCCAGCTGTTGCATCCTTGGGAAGCCTTGACAATGCTGTAGATGGTAATTATTTAAATGTGAACGCAAACATAGCAGGTACTGATTTTGTTGGTGGAGCTGGTGCGGTAGCTTCTGGAGTACAGAGAGTAACATTAGCTTCTGATGACCCCGGAGTTGCTAAATTAGGTGAAATTGAAACTACCAATAATGCAAATCAAGTTTTACTTGGTACTATAGATTCAGATACTAATGATATAAAAACTGCTACTGAATCATCAAATACTCATTTAGGCAATATGTTTTATGATACAGCAC